TCCCACTGCTTGTCATTCAGGATGTATTCCGGCTTCCGGGTCGCGTTCATGATCTGCGACAACCCAGGATTCAAGATCCCGCCGTTGTCATGCAGGTAAGGCAGCCCAGTCGAACCGATGTTGTCCTTGCCACCCTCGGGCCGCTTCCCAGCCTTGCCAGTCAAGAAGTCTGATGCGGTCGTCAGAGCCTTCTTGCCAACGCCGATGGCCATGTCAGCCATCATGCCGCCGGCAGGGAAGGTCAGCTTGAACAGGGAAACGAGGCCGTCAATGATCGGCGCTATAGGGTCGAAATTCCACCCGCCACCAGAACCCGACGCGCCCCCACCGTTCAGATACTCGGCAGGGTTCCGGTAGTTCGGCCACCCACCATCCAGCACCATGTAGTGCAAGTGCGGGCCGGTGGAGTTGCCTGTCGAACCAACCTCGCCGATCTTCGTGCCAGCCGTGAGCATTTGCCCCATCTTCACCGCGAACGATGAAAGGTGCGCGTACCACGTCTGCAACCCGTTCGGGTGATCAATGTGGATCTCGTTACCTCCGCCATACGCCGACCAGCCAGCAGACGACACACGGCCAGGACCAGCCGCAACAACCGGCGAACCAGTCGGTGCAGCGAAGTCGATACCATTGTGAGTGCCGCTGAATGGCTGTGACACAGTCGCGTTACCAATCGGGCGGACAAGGCCGCCCTTCGCGTAACCGACCGCCTTACGCAGCGACTCGACAACACCGACACCGCCCCAGCGGGAGATGTCATCCTGAGACCAAACGATCTCGCCCGCATGCACGATGCCCGCCGGCTGGTACTTGCCGCCGGGGCCCGTGTAACCGCCCTCAGCGAACCCAGCCGGCAGAGCAACTTTAGGCAGCTTATCCACACCCGGCAACGAACCAGCGATGGTATTGAACGCACCAATCAGACCATCATTGATGACCGTGTTGATAACGAACCGCACCGGCGCCTTAGCGATGTCCTGGATCGTGTCCCAAGCCTTCTTGACAGCAGCAACGCCAGTCTCGAACGCCTTCGGGATTTCCTCATTGATCGCCTTCGTCAGGAAGTCGAACACCGGCTTAATGACCGTGTCCCAAACCGACTTGATCGCCCCACCGATGCTGTCAAAGACAGGCTTGATGCCGTTCGTGTACAGCCAGTTCAAAGCGTTCGGGATGACCACCATGAAGATGTTCACCCACGTGTCAAAGATGGGCTTCAAAAGGTTCAGCCACACCCAATTGACCGCAGACCCGATAGCATCAAACACAGGCTTGATAGCGTTCACGTAAAGCCAGTTCAACGCATCAGGAATTACCTTCGTGAAGAACCAAACCCACGAATCAAACGTCGGCTTCAACACGTTGTTCCACAGCCACGTAGCCGCCGTGCCGATCAGATCGAACACAGGCTTGATGACGTAGTCATACAGCCACGTGAACGCCGCGGCGAAAACATCATGGATGAACGTCACGACGGTGTTGAAGATCGCAACCGCCGCGTTCCACCAATCAGCGATAGTGTTGCCGATCCCAACGAACGCCTCGACCATGCGGTCCCAGAAGTACTGGAACAACGGCACAACGATGTTCATGATGATCGACACAATGACCTGGAACACGCCACGGAAGAACAGGTAAAACCCGCCAATGATGACGCTCGCCGAATCGAACACAGGCTTCAAAACGTTCAGCCACAACCAGTTGAAAATGGCCCCCACAACGTTGACCGCCGTCGAGATCCCATCAAAAACAGGCTTGATCACCGAGTTGTAGACCCACGCGATGACCGCCGCGATGCCATCAAACGCCGGCTTGATCACGTCATTCCAGAGCCAGTTGAAGAAGCCACCAACAGCCTGAATAGCCGCATCCCATGCAGGAAGAGCCGTGCCAGTGAACCAATCCACAACGCCGCGTATGACGTCCTGAACCCAATTGAATACGTTCGCAACCACGTCGCCGATCCAGCGCATGGCCGCATCAACGCCGTCCTTGAACCAGCCCACATTGTTGTAAGCCCACACGAAAGCGGCCACAACAGCCGCGATGATGCCGATGATCCAACCAACCGGGCCCATAGCAATCAGCCAGCCAGCCGCGATCTTCACAGCCTGAATCGTCGCTTGAGTGCCCGCCAGAACCCAGCCGGCAACAATGACGCCGAGGCCCCATAGCTGCACGTATGTGGACTTGACCGCCGCGCCCTGCGCCATCACCCAAGCCAGCTTCTGCTTGGCTGCTGATTTCAGAGCTTCAATGCCGAGAGTCACCCAGTGCGGGATCAACGCCAGCACAATCAACCCAGAAATCACAGTAATCGGGGTACGCATGTCCCAAAGGAACTTCGCAACATCGCCGCCGACGTCAACGACCTTCTTCAACGCATCCGGGATCTTCATCACGGTGTCACGAACGGTCAGGAGGAAGTCCACGAAACGGGAGTCTTCTTCCCAACCAAAGGCGCGCCGGAGCATTCCCGTGTAATCGCCCTTGACCAGCAGGTCATAGAGCCCCTTCGCCCCATCTCGTGCCCGCAGAAGGAAGTCAACTAACGGGGCATCCTCCTGCCACCCGAACGCCGTGGTCAGCTTGCCCGTGAAGTCGCCCTTCACCAGCAGATCCCAAAGCCCCTGGGCGCCGGAGATGGCCTTGTCCAAGAACACGCCAACCGCGGCGCCCGCAACCTTCGCGCCCTCTTCAAGCGGCTTCAGCCACTCAATAGCGCCGGCGAAAAAGTCACGAATCCTCGGGTAAACACCAGAGAGCAGGCTGGCGCCGATACGTCCGACTGCCGCCATGGTGTTCTTGAACGCGCCCTGCAGGGTGTCGCCAGACTTCAGCGCCGCCCCGCCAAGACCGTTCTCCATCGCCTTCTGAAAAATCTCAAAGTTGATCTTGCCCTCAGAGGCAAGGTTGATGGTTTCCTCAGCAGTTTTGCCAAGCTCCTTGGCCATGAGCTGCACAATCGGGATACCCGCATCGTTCAGCTGCGCAATGACGTCACCCTGGATCTTGTTCGATGACGCCACCTTGTTGAAGATCGCGCCCATCTCGCCCATGCCGACACCGGCGATAGTCGCCGCGTCACCGGTCAGACGCAGTGTCTTTTCAAGGTCCTTGCCCGGTTTCACACCGGCAGCCACCGCACCGGCTGCCACAGTTGCGGCCTCGTCCAGCCCGAAGGCTGTGCCCTTCACGGCGGCCATTGCATCGTTCATGATGCCGGTGACGGTCTCGACATCATGGCCGAGTCCGCTGAGCTTCGCCTTGGCGTTCTCAATGGCCTGCAGACGGCCGAAGCCCTTGGTAAGAGCAACTCCGAGGCCCGTGATAGCCGCGCCGCCAACAGCGACAGCGCCAATCTTCAGCGCCGTACCGAGGGCCGAGCCCATCTTGGCGCCGGCAGACCTGCCCGACTCTTCAGCAATGCCGTCCATCTCACGGGCAACACTCTGCTGCGCGCCCTTGAACGATGGCTTGACCAGAACTTCAGCTACGCCGATGACGGGCACGGGGCCTCCTATTGAGTTGTCATAGGTCCTCCGCGGAGAAACCAAACTGGCCGGCGAACTGCACGGCCCATTCGCGCTCGGCAGCCTTCATGGCCGCTTGAATCTCTGTCTTTGGGGTCGGGAACGGCTTCACGTCGCCCGGGTTGCCGCCGTTGACCTTGATGAGGATCGCGCCAAGCCGATCTAGTTTTGTGGCGATGTCTGCCAGCATGGTTGCGTGGAGATCCCATTCAGCGGTGCGCGGCGCCCACGGCTCGCGCTCCTTGCCCTGTTGCGCGGCCGCAATTGCCTTCGCCGCTTCAGGATCGTTGGCAATCGCCTCGTTGAGCCTGCTGGCGGCGGGTAGCATGTCGATCAGTTCGAGCAAAGCCACCCACCTGCCAGCGCGGTACCACTCCGCTAGATCTACGCCTGGATACTCGTGAGCGAGGTCAGCACGGATCTGCGGGCGGTATCGCTCTAGGAGCCCTCGGAGGCGGTATCTTCCCCCTGGTCACCCCACACGCCTTGGTAGTACTCCATGACCGCGAAGAACACAGGCTTGATCTTCCGCATAGTGGGGTACTCGGCGTCAAGCGCCTTGTAGTCCTCCGGCGAAAGCCACTTCTTGAGGAGGGGCGTAATTTTGCCTTCACGTCCCGCCATGTTCATCTGGTCAAGGAACTCTTCGGCCTGTTCTGTGGGCATGTCGAAGATGTCCGGGAACGTCACCAGCTTGCCGTTCGCAAGTGGGTACTGCGCGGGGTCCTGATTCAGCTCATCGCTGAGCTTGACGCGCTTGATGTTGCCAAGCGGCTTGTCGTTGTTTCGTGCTGCTGCCATGGTGTTACCTCCGGGTGGTGGTGGGTTTGGTTACTTGGTGGTTGCGGGTGCGGGCTTGGCCGCGTCGGCTTCCTTCACAGCGGCCGTCTTGGCCTTCTGCTCAGTGAATCCACGGGAGCGAAGCTCAGCAGCTTCGAGGGGAACGGATGTTTCAACGGCGGTCTGGCCGTCCTTGGAAATGAACCGGGGCATGATCTATCCCTTTCGCGAATGGGGCGGGTAGTTAGGAAGGATTGAAGCGGGCCACGCCACCACCACCCGGAAAGTGGCGCGGCCCGCGGTCTATGGGCTACGGGGTAGCTGCGGTAAAGCCCAGAGTGGCCTTCGCCTTCAGCGCGCCAGTGCCGCCCATGAAGTGGCGCAGCGGAACGCCAGTCTCGGCATCCGTGAGCACCTTCATCGTGATCGGCGTAGTCAGCGGGTCAGAGCTGGCCCACTTCTGGCTGTCCGTGCTCGAAAGCTTCACAGCCCCGTAAGCGCGGCCCAGGAGCCACTGATTATCAGCCGGGCCATCAGCACCAAGCACCAGCATCTGGTACTCCTGATTCACCGGCATCTCCGGCTCATCAAAGACAACCTCGCCAGTCGTCTGGTTCTGCGTGGCAGATTCCAAGTCAGTGCCCAAGGAGAGCTCCAGCATGTGCCGGCGGCCATATTCAAGGGCCGTGAACGTCACCGAACGGGCAACCTCAGTCACGTCCGTCCGCTGAGCGCTGCTGTAGCCGAACGCTTGGACATCCTCTTCGGAAATGTCACGTCCGAACTCGATGCCATCGGGCGTGATCATCCCGACAGGGAGCCAGCCCTCAGCCTTGAAATCAACGAGGCCGCCGCCACTCGCGAACAGCGTAGTGGGCAGCGCCTCCGTCGATACTCGGAGCATGATGATGGCCTTCTGAATTTTTCTAATGAGCGTGCGATCGTCAGCTTCCTGACGGAGAGTATCGAACGTTGGTGCCATAGCGGGCATCCTTTCGGTTGGTGCCCGCTATGCGCGGGCTATAGGGCAAATAGGGTTGGCTGTGGCATGCGGTCAACAGCCTTGGCGTTCTTGATTTGGTTGCACTGGTAATGCGTCATGGCGACATTCCCAAGGGTGTGCGAACCACCTCGCGACAGCGGAATGATGTGATCCACTGACCGAGACTTAGGGTGCGGGAATTTCAGCCGGAAGTTAATCCGGTCTCCGCAGAGATAGCAGACATCGCCGTGGGCCATTCGGATGTCTTTGTCTGTGAAGCGTTCTACCTGCGTGGCCATCTTTTGGGCGCGACGCCGACGGGTATGTTCGCGATCTAATTCACGGGAGCGCTCGGGGTTTCTTCGCTTCCAGTCGAGAACGTTGCACGCTGAAGAGCAGAAGCGTTGGTTGCGGATAGCGCCATCCCGCCATGTCCCGCAAACGATGCAGTGACCACCTGGCTTCCAAAGCTTCCAGGGTTCTTCCATGTCACCTACAAGACCGGCCCGCCTATAGTGGTCACGGCACAGCCCACGTGCTTTGATCTTTGAAACCGAGCATTCAGGCCAGCGGCACTCGTCATACTTGATCTTGATTGGCGCCCATGTAGTCCAGGGGTCTTCGAGGTTGCATTCTCGCCGGCCGCGTTCGTAGTCGCGTGAGCAGAAGCCTTTAGTCTTAGCCGGTCGTTCGCATTCGGGCCAGCGGCATGTAGAATCGTGCATATCAGCACTCCCTAAAAGTGTTGGTCGCGCTCCCGGATTGTTGACGCAATCGCGGGAGTTTCTAATACCCCAATTCTACCGTGCGAATGGTGATTTCAGGCTTTCTGGCACGGTGATTCCGGCCTTCAAAAGAGCCTCAACGACATCATCGGCAAGGCTGATGAGTTCAATTTCATTTCCCTCTTCGTGGGGGTCGTGGCCTTGCTTAGTAAGGGAGGCGTCCAACGCATCCAGGGCAATGTCTTTGGCGGCTGAATTCTCGGCAGGTTCGTAGCCATCGGGAATTTCTGACAATTTGTTCTCCTAATTGAGGGGGCGGGACGTGACCATGAAAGTCGCTGTCGCCTTATTCAGAGTGTCCGAGGCATAAGGGATGTCCTCAGGGACCTGATCAGATTTGATGTTGTCTAGGTAGCCGTGGGCGGTTTCGATGTCAGTGCCACAGATGAATGCCTTGATGGACTCCAACGTGTTCACCGCTTGCGTGCCGGGCGCGTAGCACTCCAACGTCACCCGGTCCACACGATCGATGTAACCCTCAGTGCCACCGTTCGTGTACACCAGCACAATCGGGAACGGCCCCTGCAGTGTCCCGTAATCGTCCGCCGGCAAGTGCCACACCACCCGGACCATCTCACCCAGATGCTCAGTACCGTCAACAAGGTCATTCAGACACTCACGAACATCAGGGAAAACAAGGCCATCAATCACCGCTCCACCACCTTCATCGCCTCAACGACACGGCGCAGAATCGAATCCCGGGCATCCTTGTAGTTCGGTGACTTCTCACGGACCACGGCACCGGCGCGAAGCTCGTTATCCCAGCCTGCGGTAACCGTCGCTGGCTTGGCCTCATAAGTGCCGCGACCAACAGCCTCAGCATTCCCCGCCAAACGCTTAGCAGCCGCCAACGTAGCGTCACCAACAGCCTGAACAGTGCCAAGCTCCTTCAGCCCAGAATCGTCAGCCTTGTAACTCCGCGAACCCCGCACACTCCGCAAAACCATCAGGACCTCACCAACGCGACTTCATCACCCAGCGGCCACTCACCTGGCAAACCATCAACAGACCACTCACCAGCCATGCGCGCACCCGCAGGCACCCGCACACGGTCCTTTGGAAGGAACGAAAAGTCAGGGTCAGGATCCCGGTACAAGACAGCGGTACTTGAGATTAGGTCAGCGCGGTCAGTCGGTTCAGACGTCGCCCTCGGACCTACAATGCAGTCCGTCAAAGGGATCTCCGTGACCGGCAGCGGGTTCCCTTTCGAGTCCCTACCACCCCCACGCAGCACCACCACATCAGTGCGCCAATCTTCAGGGAAGCGTTCCACAATGCCGGACATCAGGACCCCGCAATGAGGTCAAAAGTGAAAGCCTCGCCATCAGCAGTGGAAGCCAGCAAGCTTGCCTGACTCGGAGTCAGAACCAGCTTGCCGGGGTTGTCGCCACCAAAGGTGACATTGTCCGAGAACGGACCAGTGGAAGACTGGACAGATCGTTTCCCGTCCGGATTCTTGAACACCTCCGTGAGCATCTCAATAACCACGTCACACGTGGAGTCGAGAAGGTCAGTGACAGGAGGTATTGCATCAGCCTCACCATCAATGCGGGCTTGCAGGTCAGGGACGCGACGTCGTACGAGCCGTTCGGCCCGGTCAATCCATATCTGTAACCGCGCCGTATCAGTCGGTGCGTTAGAACCAACCCACGAGTCGATTACGTCATCCGGAGCAACCCAAGACATCGCGCCCCCTTCCTGTTAGCGCCGACGAGCTTGGCTGCGGCGTGCTGGCTTCTCGTCCTGAGCCTCAACAGCAGGCTCGACGTCCACTGCCACTGCAGCGTCTTCGGGCTCGTCTGGCTGGGGCTTGTCGTCAGGAGTTTCGGTCTGAGGCTCTTCCGATGCCGCCTCAACAGCAGGCTCGTCCTGTGCATCAGCAAGGACCCAGCCGCGGGACTGATAGCGCTCCGCAAGGTCACCCTCGCAGTGCACCACAAGCCCCGTTTCGGAGTTACGCAGTCGCGGCAACTTAGACCGCGTCCACGAGCTCAACGAACGCCTGAGCGTCGTTGACGAGCCAGCCGTATTCGGCTTCAGCGCGGATGGCAACGAGGTTGTTCTCCCACAGGGAGGTCAACGCGCCGTTGATGGTCACAGTCGCTTCGGTGGAAACGTCGTAGGAGATGCCTCCTACGGCGCCCCACACAGCTTGGGACCAGTCGCCGGCGAAGCCAACAGTGTCGCCCCCAGCCACACCTTCGTTGTAGAAGGCAGGACGGCGCAGTAGGCGGCCAGCGGAGAGCGCGGAGTTCTCGTAGGTTGCATCCACGAACAGCGGGCGGCCCTGCAAGTCCACCGCTGCGTTCAGCAGCGGCTCAGCAGTGTCATCGAAGGCCCAGCCGGTGAGCTTCTTCTTGTCATCCACGAGCAGCTTCAGCGCGCCGTTCAGGTCAGCGTAAACGCCGCCGTTCGCGGACGTTGCCGTGCCAAGCTCAACAGCCTTGGTTGTGGCAGCGATGAAGTTACCGGCGCCGAACGGGGTGTTCGTGCCGTGAAGCGCGGCCGCGTCGAACGCGATAGCGAAAGCTTCTGCGATCTGGTCGCGGAACAGGGACACGTAATTGCCCGGGTTTGCTCGGACAACTTCGGCGGACACAACCGTGATGGCTGCGATCTTCTTCGGGCTGATGGTCTTCAGCCCGATAGCGCCCTTGGTAGCAGGCTTCTGGCCAGCTTCAGCAACCCAGCCGGCGGTGGGCTTGGAAGTGACAACGGGGATTTCCTGGCCGTTGATGCCCAAAGGCACTCGCCGGGTCAGGGACTGGACAACAGACTGACGTGCAGCCTGGGTGAAGTAAGCCTCAGCCTCGTCGGGCTTGAGGAATCCAGCGAAATCGCTGGTTTTTGTTGCGGCGGTCTGCGCCATGCCAACTCCTAAGTTTGGTTAGTGACGGAAGCTAGGAGATTCCCAGCTTCCTTTTGAGTGCGTCCTCAATGCCGCTGCCATTCAGGGCCAGCTTGTCGGAACCGTCGCCGTCCAAGTTCACCCGGTACGAAACTCCGGGCTTACTCTCGGCCGCCGCGGCTTTGGAGATGAGCTCCTTGGCCTTCTTGGCGGACGTTGCGAACTGCTCAGGGGTTTCGCCGTGCACCAAGTCCTGGTATTCGGCGGGGATTCCCTCAGCCGCGATGGCAGCAAGGCGGGCGTTCTCGCGTTGTGCCGTCTTGGCCTTCCCGGACAACTCTTCAAGCTGAGCTTGGAGACGTTGAGTCTCCGTCAGCTTGTCCTGCTGCGCCTGGTCAAACTGTGCAGCCTTCGCCTTCAGATCGTCGTAGTCGGACGGCTTGGCCCGCTTCAGACGCTCGCCGAGAATCTTGTTGAAATCCTCCTGCGTCGTGATCGGCTTGAAGTCCGTAGACTCGCCCCCAGTCGCGGCAGATTCTTCACTCATTGGGTGTTTCCTTTCCGTTAGCCCGTCGGCACTAACCAGGCTGTTGACCGCCGCCTGGAACGCGTAGATTTTGGTGGGTTACCGGACGCCAAGGTCTTGCCGCATAGCAGCCAAGATGTCCTTGGTGTGGTCCTGTGCTGTCCGGGCTTTACCTTCGGCGTTAACCCACGTGTACTGACGGTTGAGAGAGCCGTCAGAGGATTTTGTTTCGACCCATTCAAGGCGCCGGCCTTCGCCCGCTTTTTGGGCAGCCGCCGAATACGAGTCGTAGTATTTGTCGGCGGTCGATTGGAGCTCTGCGTAATTGTTCTTCGTCAGGACAACAACCCTGCACCGGCAGTGATCGTGGAACTCTTCCCCGATAGCCCGGGCGCCACGCGCTTTAATCCCCCGGCCTTTGCCTTTGGAACCATGGCCTCGGCCTTTGCCAACCGGAACGCCGCGGCCAACAACAGTCGTTGCTGACTCAACCGATTCGTAGTCAGCGAAGCGGCTTGCGAGCATCCCGCAGAACGCACAGCATCCAGAACGCGGAACACGCTGCGCACGCATGCTGCCTTGAATCTCAGCATTGCCGACCATCGTGTCCGCTGCGGCCTCAGTGAGGATCTTCGTTAGACCGCCGGAAAGAAGCGAGTAGACGAGTGCAGCGCCACCCTGCTCAAATATGGCAGGGGCTGAACCCCAACCAGCTAGAGAATGCCAACGCTTCGCCCCGACACCATCCAAGGTCTCCGCCGGCACGGGCTTGCGCACCCCGTTGATGTCCTGCAGCTCAGTGAAGAACTGCGCTGACACCAACGAGGACGCACCCACATACTGGTCACCAAGGATCGGCAGCAGGTCCATCAGGGCTTCCTGCTGCACCTCAGGGGATTCGTTCGCTACCGACGCCATAAGCCGGTCAAGCTCCGCCAGTGCCGAAACGCTCAAACGATCCAGCAGTGTTGCATAGCCCAAGGTGGCGCTGTATGGGATCACAATGAAACCTCCAGCTAGGCGTCCTCGCGGATGGTGATCGGGTTGCCAGGAATAAAGTTGACACCCTCCAAGCCCGCCAAGGCCGCCGCTGAGGACGCTTCCACGCCGGCGCGACGCAAGATTCCAAGAGCGTCAGCACGTGCCTTCAGCACCTGAGCATCCTCAAGCGCGTTACCACCCTCAGCATTCTTCCCAGCACCAGCGGAAGCAGCTTCCGCAACACGGCCGGTCGGGTTCGCCCCGCCTTCCGCTACCCGGTCCATGAAGGATGAAATAGACGCTTTGCGAATATCAGACCGCAGCCGGACTATCTGTTCCCGGGAGAAGCCCGCATATTCAAGCCCAACCTCAGACTCAGCAAGCCCCGGAATGTGCGGCGCGAGCTGGCCGAACGCAACGGCCTTGTCGGTCGGCGAAACCGTTCCCACAGGGGTGAACACTGCGCTCAGGTTTGAGATGCCATCCGGCTTCGAGCCATCACGCCACTCAACCGCCATGGCAAGCGAATCCACAACCCCGTCACCCCACGCCTTGTTGGCGTTGTTCGCATCAACCAAAAGGTCTTCCTTCGCCGCATAGATTGCCTGCGCCGATGAGGGGTTGTCCTGGATGATGCCGAGCGATGACATGGGTACTCGCTGATCGCCGGCGAAGAGGCTGGCGTACATGCGGAGGTGTGCGATGTGAGCGTCAGGAGTTGCGCCTTCGAACCGCTTAACATCAGGCACTTCCTGAGTCGTCGGGTCTTCAGTGAGACCAAAGACGCGGCCCATAACGGCCTTGAACCTGTTGTTGCCGGCGAAAGCCTTAGCGTCAGCCCCCATGAGCCAGTACTGCGGGCCAGCGAAGCCCTCGCCCTGAACCTCAGAGCGGACAATTACACGCAGGGCCGAGTCAGTGAAGAACATCGCCGGACGTGAGATCCGCGAGTGACCAAACGGACGTTTCAGAGTTGGCTTGTGCGGCAGCCGACCCACAGAAACGCGGCCCAAAGGGTTTGCGAAACGGTCAACACTGATGCGACCGGAAGGCATAACCTGCACTCGGACGATCTTTTCGTGCAAGTACATGGCCATGTCAGCCGGGATACCATCGCGGAGCTCCAAGACAGCAAGGAAGGCGCCGATCTCCATTCGCTCTGAATCCCAGATAGCAGAAGACATGTCAGCTAGGTGCGGCCTTATCCGCAGATCTCCGGACATGTCATCGACTCGAAGAAATGAGCACGAGTGGATGGCAGAAGACAGCGTCGCCCCAGGGAAGAATTGCAGAAGCTTGGAATCTGCGATCACTTCGTCAATGCCGAACGGGTCATCTTCGCCGTCCAGTGACACGAACCCCTCAAGCACTGATCGATCTGTCAGTGCACGCACGCCCGTTTCGACCCAGCCCATCACAGGAGAAATCCGCGAAAGGATCTCCGGAGGAATAGCAATGCCCAGATCAACAAACGCGTTCTTGCCCTCGAAATAGACTTGCCGGAGAGTGTTCCGTGGCTGCTTCGCCTCGTAGACCTCAAGCAGCTTACGGAGAACCAAGCCCTCTTCTTCAGTCAGACCATTCGGTGAGATTAGCAAACGACAACACCCCCTCCGGATGTATCAGCCGCCACGGATTTCCGGGCGAACTTGACCGCGCCAAAGTGAGCGCAGGTGACAGACATGATTGGGGTGAGGTCAACCTCTAGATCATCGCGAGCGAACGCCCACGCGCCAGCCTTGCCAACTGGCTTCTTCGTGGCACCCGCAACCGAGTCATTAAGCTGGCTCTGGCCAAAGTGCGATACGGTGCCTTCGCGGACAGCATCATGAAGCCCCATGCAGGCCTGGGCAAACTCGGACGATGACAAGATGCGGACCATGCACTTCCGTTCCTTCAACATTGGCTCGAACGTGCGCGCAGGGCTAAAGGCGTCAATCACTACGGGCGTCCGACGCCTGGCAAGCTTATGGATCCAATTCACCAGCTCGACAGTGCTGCTCTCGTTGAACGGTTCCGTCTCCGCCACCTCAAGGTGCAAACCGTCATCAGAAAACATCGCAAGCGACACAGACACCCATGTCCGTTCCGGGTTCATGTCAATCCCAACAGCAGCAATCGGCCAATCCTCGGAAGGATCCTCGATAAGGCAGTCTTCCCACGCGCCGGCAGGAAACGCGTTCTTCCGCGAAGCCAACTCATCCCAGATGCCCATCGCCTCACGAAGAAACGAATCCTTCGTCAGCTTCCGACGCATACGCAGCATCGACTTCTCTTTAGTCCGAGAAGGATAGGAAGGGTTCGCCTTACGCCACTGTGAACGATCATCAGGGTCGGCGTTTCGATCCGCGCTGAACTCGATATACAGAGAATCGCTGCTGTCGCCCGACAAAGCAGCCCGACGCGCTTCCTCGAAAATCTCTGACGGATCAATAGGCTTCGGAGGCGTGCCGATCATGATCGTAAGAGCATTCGGAGAAGCGTTCTGCGCCGGCACCATGTCATCAACAGCGCGCTCAGTCAGGATCTGCGCTTCATCGAAGACTACAATGTCAACCTTCGTGAAGCCGCGGCCAAAACCGCGCTCACGAGCACCAAACACGACGCGAGAACCGTTCGTGAACTCAATCTTCTGCTCAGACCCGTTGTCCGGCGTCCGATCGATATGCGGAGTCATCAACGGCATCGAAGCCATCGACTTCATGCCATCGAACGTCTCGTCCGCAGTGTCCTTCTTGTGAGCACTCCACGTGACAGTCAACCCAGGATGAATGATGCACAGAGCGAAGACGATCCAGCCAATCATGAACGTCTTGCCGACCTGGCGAGGGATGCTGATCGTTATGCCGCCAACAGTCGTGGCATACAGCCCGTCAGCGTCCTTCGAGAGAATCAACTGCGCCGAACCCTGCTGCCATGGATCAAACGAAATGCCGAGCTCATGCAGGGTATTGCGAACCGCCGGCCAGCCAGTAGAAACGATCCCCTCAGGGACAACCACATGGCGGGCAGACTCAAACAGCGTAGGGGTTGAACTTCTCGTCATCCGTATCGGCCGCCTTGCTCAAGTCATCCTTCTCGCCAGACGGCTCAAGCTCGTCAATCTCCTTCGAGATCTCCCGCACCTGACGAGTCAACGCCGCCAAGTCACGGGCAAGCGTGTTCTCGTTCTCCATGTGCGATATGAGAATCAACCGCATCGCCTTCAGCTCATCCAGCCGCGTCCCACGCTCAGCCGCCTGACGCAAAGTCAGGGCCGGCGCCGGGACGTCATCCGCAGTGGCAAGCCGTACAGGCGGAAGCTGCTTCTTACCAGACACAAGGATCACTTCCTCTCTACGGAAGAGCGGGCTGCCATCTGTGGAAATCGGCCCATGAGTGAAAATGGCACT